GCGTCACCGAGGAGTCGACCAAGGAGTTCGACTGGCAGGTCTATGCCCGCACCACGGCGGCCTTCACGCGGCTCAACGAGGACAAATGCTACCAGATGCTCTGTCTGGAAAGCTGACGGGGGCGGGGCCGCTCTTCGGGGCGGCCCCAAGGAATTGGCGGCGCCAGTGCGCCGAACGGGAGACGGTTAGATGGCTCAGGGTTTTTCAAAGGAAACGGTCGGCGTCCTCGACGGCACGCTGCCCGTGGCCGCCAAGCACAACGGGATCTTCGAGCAGGCCAAGGTGCGCGTGTTCGTCGCGACTTTCGACCTGTCGCTGGCGACGGTTGCCAAAAATAGCGGCGACACCAACGTCTGCTTTCGCATCCCTCGCTCGCACAAGGTGCTCTATGGCTATCTGCTCGCCTCGGTCACCATGGGCGCGACGGCGACGATCGCGGTCGGCAATGCCACCACGGCGGGCAAATATCGTGCGGCTGCGATCCAGACCGGTACCGATGCGCCCGCTTTCTTCATGCTGTCGGCGGCCGAACAGGCAGACCCGCTCACCGCGCATGAGGACGTTCTCATCACGATCGCGGCGGCGAACCTGCCGAGCACAGGGATCCTGCAGGTCGTGATGTTCGCTTCGGCTCGCTGACGCGAGCCGGCGCAGGCGCGGCCGGGGGCGAGAATCCCGGCCGCACCCGGCCCGCGGCGATGGAGGGGGCGAATCCAGCCGTCGTCGCGGGCCATCTTATCAAGGGGCGGGGCAGTGGCATTTTCGCGAACCGGCATCGTCAACGACGTGCTCGCCCTGCTCGGAAGCCTCACCCGCATCACCAGCTTCGACAGCGCCGAGCCCTATGCGGTGACGGCGCGTGAGCTTTGGGACCGGGCGCTCAGCGCATCTTTGGCCGGGCATCCGTGGAAATTCGCCATCAAGCGGCAGTCGGTCGGCGCCAGCGGCGACTATGTGCCGGCGGGCGAGAATTCCTATCTCTATGCCTATGAGCTGCCGGCGGACAATCTGCGCTGGTTGCCGTGGGATAGCGACGACGCGAATTTCTTCGATGGCGAACAGGAAGGCAATTTCATCCTGAGCGACGCCGATGCGCCGCTGCTGATCCGCTACATCGCAAAGGTCGATGAGGTGGGGCGGTGGTCGCCGGGCTTCCTCGAAGCCTTCACCTTCAAGCTGGCCTGGTTCATGGCCAAGCCGGTGACCGGCCACGGCACGATGATGGACCGGATGGACGCGCTGTATCAGGCGGCGCTTCCTGCCGCGAAGCGCGATAACGGGCTATCGACCGGGCGTCGGCGCCAAAGCGTGTCGCGGCGGAGCAACTGGCTCGACGCGCGGAACCGCTGATGGCCGACGCGGTCACCACGATCACGACAAGCTTCAACGCGGGCGAAGTCTCGCCGCGGCTGCGCGGCCGCGTCGACCAATCGCTCTACGGCATCGCCGCCGAGGAAATGCTGGGCTGGCTTCCGACCGTATCCGGTCCAGCGGTCGCCGCGCCGGGCACCATCTTCGCGGGCGCGGCCGGCGGCGCGTTCATCCCGATCCCGTTCGAGTACAATGTCACCCAGGGCTATGTGATCGAGGCGCGCGCCTTCGCGTTTCGCTTCTGGACCAATGACGCGCGGATCGAGACGTCGCCCGGCGTGCCGTTCGAAGTCCCGCATTACTGGGATTTGGCCGACCTCAAAGCGCTCTACTGGCACCAGAGCGCGGACGTGCTGTACCTCGCCAGCGGTTTCGCGCCCAATAATCCCAAGCCGCTGATGGCACTCGAACGCACCGGCGCCGAGACGTTCCAATTGGTCGAATATGCGCTGCGCAACGGGCCGATCGACGATCCCAACAACGACGAAACGAAGACGATCACGGCCAGCGGCGTGACTGGCGCGGTCACGATTACCTCAAACGTCGACCTGTTTGAAGCGGGTGATGTCGGCGGGCTGTTGGAAATCGAGGCGGCCGATTATAGCGATATCCACTCCTGGGAAGCCGGGATGACGATCACGGCCGGCGACAAGTGCACGTGGGACGCGCGGGTCTATCTGGCGGCGACCAGCGGCCGGACCGGGCAGAACCCGCCCGAGCACGATGGCGGCACCGAATGGGATGGCCTGCTCGGGACCGACATCAACACCAAAGGTCCATACGGCATCCAGTGGACCTTCCTCTACAGCCGCTTCGGGCTGGTCAGGATGACGGCGTTCACCGACGCGCGCAACGTGACGGCGTCGGTCATCAACCGCTTGCCCGACAGCGTCATCACGGTGGCCACCTGGCGCTGGGCGTTCGGCGTCTTCAGCGATCGGCGCGGCCAGCCGGAAACCGTGGCCGAATGGAACCAGTGTCTCCTCCTCACCAAGCAAAGCCGGAGCTTCACCAGCACGGTCGGCGGCTATGACGATTTCGGGGCGCGCGATTCGAGCGGCGATTTCCAGCACGATCTGGCGGGGTCCTATAAACTGCCGAAGCCCGACCCGATCCTTTGGTCGGTCGCCGACAGCGGATTGGTCCAGGGCACCACGAAGGTCGAGGCGACGGCAGACCGCGTGCTCACCAACACCGGCGTTTCCGGTCCGCCAGTGTTCAGCGTCGGCGTGCCGTCCAAGGCCGGCAGCGCGCCGCTCCGGCCGCTCGAGGCGGACAATATCGTGTTCGTTCAGCGCGCGCGCCGCAAATTGCTCGAGCTGGTCTATTCGGTCGAACAGAACAAGATGAAGACGCGCGACCTGACACGGCTCGCCGATCATATCAGCATCCCCGGTTTCACCGATATGGCGTGGCTGAGGGAACCGGAGCGGCTGATTTGGTGCGCGATGGGCGACGGCACGCTTGCGGCGCTGACCTATAATCCAGACGAACAGGTCCAGGGATGGGCGCGCCGCGAGCTCGGCGGCGGGCTATTGGTCGGCGACCGCGGTTTATGCACGATCACCGACCCGAGCGGCGAGCGCGACCAATTGTGGGTCGCGGCGCATCGGCCGAGCGATGATGCGTGGTTCATGCTGCGCATGGACAAGGTCTGGGAGAATGGCGACGACGCGGTGCGCGCGGTCTTTCTCGACGCCGCGCTGACCTATGATGGCGCGGCGGTCGACCATGGCGCAGGTGCCGATCATCTGGCGGGCAAGACGGTCGGCGTGTGGGCGGACGGCAAGGCGCATCGCGATATCACGATCGGCGAGGGCGGCGAATGGGCGCTTGACTATCCGGCCAGCGTCGTCACGCTCGGTTGCCATTTCCCGGCGCGGCTGACGCCGTTGCCGCTCGACGCCGGCCAGAGCGAGGGTACGGCGCAGGGCAAGATCAAGCGAATCCCCGGGCTGGTGCTCAAACTGCTCGATGCGACCGGTCTGCAGATCCGCTTGCCGAACTATCCCACGCCGATGACGGTCGAAACGCGCGTGCTGGCCGATACGCTCAATCAGGCGGACCCGCTCTATTCCGGCGATTTCCGCGTTGGCTTGATCGGCGAATACACGACGGACGCGCAAGTCACGATCGAACGCTATCAGCCGGGCCCCGCGACATTGCTGGCGATCGTCTATTCGGTCGAGGTCGGCGAGCTATGATCCAGATCGTCGCCTTCGATCCTGCGCATCTCGACGCGATCGAGCTTCGCGCCGAGCAGCTCGGCGAAGTGCCGGCGCATGGCGGTAACGCCGCGAACCATGGCCCCGCGTTCACAGCGCTGGACGATGCCGGCCGGGTCGTCACGATCGCGGGGCTCGCGGAGATCCATGCGGCGTACGCCTCGGCCTGGGCGATGATCGCCAGCGATGCGCGCCGCGCCATGCCGGGGGTGGTGCGCGCGATGCGCGCGGTAATCGACAGCGCGCATTATGCGCGGGTCGACATGGCGGTGCGGGCCGATTGGGCGCAGGCGCATCTGCTCGCGCGGCGGCTCGGCTTCGAGAATAGCGGGTTGCAGCGCAAATTCTGGCCCGATGGCGGCGACGCCGTGATCTACGCGCGCATCAGGGAGGATTCATAATGGGGGCCGATCCCGTTTCGATCGGGTTGATGGCGGTGAAGGCGGTTGGCGGGGTGGTGCAGGGCATCAGCCAGCAGAAAGCCTATAATGCCGCAGCGGCCGTCGATGACCAGAATTCCAGCAATGCGTTGACGCAGGGCGCATTCGATCAACTCGACATCGAGAAGAGGTTGCGCGCGACGCAGGGCGAAGCGCTGGCGGCGACGGCGGGGAATGGCGTCGAAGTCGGCACCGGATCGGCGCTCGACCTGCTCAAACAGAATGCGGTCAACGCGCAGATGGATATCCTGTCGCGCAAATATGAGGCGGCGCTGACCGCCAAGAATTATAGCGACAAGGCGGCTGGCGAGCGCAAGGCGGGCAGGGGGGCGCTGTTCGGCGGCATCCTCAATGCCGGCGCGTCGATCCTGACCGGTATGCAGGGAATGGGCGACCAGAGCGCCGAAAGCTCGGCGGCCAACCGGCAATATCTGGCGCAGCGGCAACAGCCGGGCGGCATCGCCCTGGCGATTCCGAGAATGGGCAATTAATGGCGCTGCCGCCAACCTATCAGCCGCAGGGCGGTCCGCGATCGATCGCGCTGGCCCAGCCCGACCCCAACGCATCGGGCGTAGGGCTGGCGAACGATTTCGCCCAGGCCGGCGACCAACTGTTTCGATCGCGCATGGCGCATCTCGACAGTCAGCAGCGCGTCGACCAGATCGATCATCAGACCCAGCTGATCAAGGATCAGCAGGATGATCTGCAGCAAGGCGCCACGCTCGCGGCCGGACTCGCCAAATTGGAGGCCGATACGCGGACGTACGCGGCCGCGCGGCTGGCATCGAACGACCAGCCGGGCGCGGAAGGCCACGCGCAAGCGGTCAGTGACTATTGGGACAAGGGCGTCGACACGCTGATGTCCGGCGTCACCAGCCCGCGCGTGCGGACCCGCGCGATCGCGCAGATCGCCGAGCCGCAGGCGCGCATCGTCGGCGATGCGCAGCTGACCGAACTCAGCGCCGGCATTTCGCGGGTGCAGGCCGATGCCGCCACGGCCGTCGATACCCAGGCGGCGCTGGCGCGCGCGGACGGGCTGGCGGGCGGCAAGGGCGATTCGCTGATCGGGCGGCTGAAAGAGCTGCGCACGAGCGTCGCCAACATGCCGGGCGGCGCGGATTGGCAGAACAAGGCCTATCAGGAATGGTCCGGCACGCTGGTGCGTTCGTATGTGCAAGGGGTAACCGAGCGCAATCCGGACGAAGCGATGGCGATCGCGCGCGATCCGACCTTTGCCACCATACTCGGCCCGAAAGTGTCCGACGCGCTGATCGGCGAGGCTCAGGTCGAGAAGAACCGCCAGGCGGCGGCGGCGCGGGCGCAGGCGGCGGCGGGTGTCGCCGCGGCGAAAGAGGGGCTGGCGACGGTCAAGGTCAACCTCGACACCGGCGCGGGTTCGCCGGGCGATTGGGAAGCGCTCGCGCAGGGGTACGAGAAAGTCGGCGACACGTCGTCGGCGGCGAGCGCCCGCGCCAAGGGCGCCGAGATGACGGCGACGATGCAATACCGCAACCTCCCGTTGCCGCAGCTCGACCAGCAAATCGGCGAGTTGCAGGCGGTTGGAAGCACGGGCAAGCTGACGCCGAAACAGGCATCGACCTTGAATGGGCTCAAGACATTGCGCGAGCAGACCGCGCAGCGGCTCAACAGCCCAGGCGGAGCGCTCAAGCAATATGTGTTCGCGACCGGCCAGACGCTCGCGCCGATCGATCCGAGCGATCCCGCGACGATGCGCGCGCGTGCCCAGCTCGCGGCCGGTGCCGCGCGGAGCTATGGCCGCTTCACCGTCGAACCGCTGACCGACGCCGAACTGCCCGGCCTACAGGCGATGATGAAGGGCGACACGACGCAGAAGCTCAGGGCGCTGGAGACGATCAGCGCGTTCGCCGACCCACGCGCGATCGAGGGCGCGGCGCGCCAGATCGCGGGGAATGACGATCGGGGGTTCCGCGTCGCGGCGGCCTATTACACATTGCCCGGCGGCACGGACGCCGCGCGCGACATCCTGCGCGGTCCCGAGGCGCTCAAGGCCAATCCCAAGGTCTTTGCCGATGCGCCGGCCAAGCGCATTTTCGGCGAGTATCTGAAATCGACCGTCGGCATGCCGCCCGATTATGCGGCGGACCGGCTGGAAGCCGCCAAGGATATCTATGCGGCGCGGATGACGGCGAGCGGCCGCACGCAATGGGATGAAAACGAGTTCCGCAAGGCGGTCGAGGCGTCGAACGGCAGCTATGTGCAGGACGGTATCACCTATGGCGGCACCGCGACGTACAAGGGCGAACGGGTGATCCTGCCGCCCGGCTGGACGGGAGAAGGCCTGTTCAAGCGGCTCGCGCGCGCGACGCCGCAGGATTGGAACAAGGCCAGCCTGACCGGCACGCCGATTTGGCCAGGCGGTGCGCCCGTCACGCTCGACCAAATCCGCGACCTTGTGCCCGTCAGCGTCGGCGGCACGCGCTACGTGCTGCGATTGCCGAGCGGGAACTACCTCCCGTCCAACAAGAGCGACAAGTTCGTGTTCGACGCCGCGAAGGTGCCGTGGCGATGAGCGGACCCGGCGGGCAGGCCCGCTCGATCAGCGACTTTTACGACACGAGCGACTTGTCGGCGCTGCCGACCGCCACGGTTGCCGACCAGCCGGCCACGACCAGCGATATATGGGCGGCGTCGCGCGTTGCCGCGTCGGGCGATCGCGAAGATACCCAGCGCCAGCGCCTCGACCGGATGTACGCGCCGATCGTCGAGAAGCTGAACGACGGCAAATGGTGGTTTCAGAAGCTCTATAACCCGTCGATCGAACTGGACACGGACCTGGCCGAAAAGCGCGTCTGGTACATGATCAACGACGCGCGAAAGACCGATCCCGGCTTCATGCTCGATGTGGCGGGCAAGGACCGCGACGATCTCTACGCCAAGGCGCTCGACCGCGACAAGGTCGCCATCGCCAAAGCCCAAGAGACGATGAGCCGCAGCCGAGGCTTTTGGCAAGGCACGGTCGGATTCCTGGGCGGGGCCTATGAACAAGGCATCGCCCCCGTGCTGGCCGGTGACGCGCCGACCACGACGGCGGGCCTGTTCGCTGGCGGTTTGGGTGGCCGTACCGTGGTTGGACGGATCCTGAGCGAGGGCGCGGTGAACATGGGCGTCACCGCCGCGCTTCAGCCGCAGATCGCCGCCAATCGTGCCGAGCTGGGCCAGACGATGACGGCCGGCGAAATGGCCACCAATATCGGCGTAGCCGGTCTGATCGGCGCTGGCGTGCAGGGCACGGTCGAAGGGATCGGATCAGCGTTCCGCGCTCGTGTCCCCGTTGCCAGCATGACCGAAGCCGAACGCGGTGCGACGGACATGGCGGCGCGCGACGCGACGATCGATGCCGCCAATCCCTTTGGTCCCGGCGCCGGCAGCGACGCCCATTACGCGCGGATGCAGGCGACACTGAAAGCGGCCGAGCTGGGCGCGCCGGTGGGAAGCCTGCCGGACATGCCGGTCGCGGCGACGGCCGACGTGCCATCGGTCAATCCGGCGATGGCGCCACGCGAGCAGGTGAAGAGCCTGATCCGATCGGCGGAGTCCGGCGGAAACGATGCCGCAGGCGCGACGACGTCGTCAGCCTATGGCCGCTATCAATTCACCAAGGGCACCTGGAAGCGGCTCTATCTGCAGCGCTACGGACGCGGTGGCCTGACCGATGCCGATATCTATGCCAAGCGCGCGGACGGCGGGACGCAGGAAACGCTGGTCGACGATCTGTTGCGCGAGAATTCGAACGCGCTGGCGCGCAGCGGGATCCGCCAGACGGCAGGCAACCTCTACCTGCTCCATTTCGCGGGGCAGGAAGACGGCATCAAGCTGCTCAGCGCGTCACGCGATGCCCCGATCGAAACGGTGATGCGCGCGGGATCGATCAAGGCCAATCCGGCCTTGTTCGGCGCCAACGCCAAAAACCGCATCACGACGGTCGGCGAGCTGGTCGACTGGGCGGACCGCAAGATGGGCGGCAGCGGCGGCAATGCCGGGCCGGTGCTCGATCGAAGCAGCTTCGCGACCGACGATGATTGGCGGACGGCACAGGCCCAGGTCGACGCGGACGAAGCAACCCGCGCCGTCGTCGCGCGGAAGAACGCAGCGGTCGATGCGCCCGACACGCCGGATTTCGCGGAGATGGCACGCAATGAGGCCCGCGCTGGCGATAACGAGGCCGCGCTGACGCCTTGGGAATCTTCGGCGCCGTCGACGATCGACCAACCGATGTTGCCTGACCTCGCCCCGGCGCCGCGCCGCGGCGCGCGGTCGCTCCCGGTACGCACCCAGCCGAGCGACGTGGTCGAGTTCCTCGCCGATCGCGGCGGTGTTGCCGACAATGAGGGCCACGCGCTGGCGCGGAGCGGCCAGGGCGGGCGCGACATGGGGCAGGCCTTCGCCTATGGATCGGGACGGCTCGTGCGCAAAAGCGGCATGTCGATCGATACGGCGGGCGAGCTGTTGCACGAAGCCGGCTATTTCGCGGACCGCCCGACCACGGCGGATGTCCTCGATATGCTGGAGCGCGCGGTCAATGGCCGCGAGAAGATCTATCCGCTGGCGGACCAGGCCAATATGGTCGAGCGCGCGCGGGTGCGCCAGCTGGCCGAGGATACCGGCTATGCCGAGCGCACGGCCGAGGGGCTGGGCATCGACCGCCAGGCCGAGCCGGAATTGTTCGACGACGTGCTGGCGCGGATCACGGATGGAAGCGAGCCGTGGGACGCCTTCGAGCAGGCGGTCTATGCCCGCCACGACGCGACGCTGGCCCGCGCGGCACAGGACGGAGGGAAACCCTATGAGTACACAATCGACTATCTCCCCGGCTTCGGGGACGAACAAGCGCACGGGGTTTCGCGCGGACCTGCTGACGAAAGCGGAGCAGGACTCGACGCTGAGCCAGCCCATCCGGGACTCGGCGACACAGAGCTTGCGCTGGAAAGCGCTTCTGGACGCGAACCGGCCGGTCTGAGCGCGTTCGACGAGGCGCATCAGGGCAACGGCGCCGAACGCACGATCGAGAGTATCCGCCACGACGTCGACATGCGGCTCGAACAGGAGCCGGATGCGCTGTTTTCACCCGCGACCGATGAGGCGCCGGCGCGGACGATCCGCGAGGTGCTGGACGATATCGACGGCGACAAGGCCGCGATCGAGGCAGCGCGCCGCTGCATGGTGCCGGGAGGTGGCGCATGAGCCTGAAGAACTGCATTCCGGGCATGGTCGAGCGTGGCGAGATCGACAAGGCGCGCGCGAAACGGATGGCGAAGCTGTTCGACCAGCTCGAACGCCATTACCGTATGAGCATGGCCCCGGCGGCGGCGTCGGCCCAGGCCAGCGAAGCGACGCTCGCGCAGCTGGCGGCCGAAGCGGCATTGAAGGAACGCCAGACCCTGCTGTCGATCGCCGCGCGCGAGCGAGCGTTGAGCGACCTAGGCCGTTACAAAGGCAAGTCGACCTATGGTGCGATCCGGGCGATGCTCGACGACGATCTGCGCGCGCCGTACGAGAATATCACGCGCCGAACCGAGCAGATCGAATTCCAGGCGCATGCCCGGATCAGCGACTTCATCCAGCGCCATCGCCGCAACTTCGTCGGCAGCGCAAGCGACAAGGCCGGGCTGCTCGATTTCGTGCGCGAGATGCACGGCGACAGTACCGGCAACCCGCGCGCGGCGACGTTCGCGGGCGCGGTGCGCGACGTGTTCGAGGATATGCGCCTGCGCTTCAACGCGGCGGGCGGCGCGATCGGCAAGCTCGACAATTATTTCCCGCACCGGTGGAGCACCACCAAGGTTCGCGCGCTTGGCCGCGGCGAGGCCGGCTATGAAGCGTTCCGCGCCGTCATGCTGCCGGAGCTGGACGTTTCGCGGATGCGCGATCCGATCAGCGGCGGCGAGCTGACGGCCGAGCGGCTCGAAGAGGCGATGCGCGCGACCTACGAGAATATCCGCACCGGGGGACTGACCGGCGAAGCGAGCGGGGCGTTCAGTGCCGGCGGCATGCTGGCCAACCAGCGCGCCGAAACGCGATTCCTGCACTTCAAGGACGCCGATGCCTGGCTGCGCGTGCACGACAAGCTCGGCGACGGCGACCCGTTCAGTGTCGTGATGCATCATATTCGCGGCATGGCGGACGATAGCGCGACGATGGAGCGACTCGGCCCCAACCCCGATGCCACGATGCGCTACCTGCTCGATCACGCCGATCGCGGCGACGCCCAGGCCGATACCAAGATATCGCGCGCGGCATCGGGCACGAGCGGCGAGCGCTGGGCGACCGAGCAATTGTGGCGGTACAAGCGCGGCGACCTCAACACGCCGGTCGAGCCGGAAAGCTGGCTGGCGGGACCGCCCGTCGCGGTGACCAAGACGCTGCAGGGCACGCGCAACCTGATCACGGCGTCGATGCTCGGCTCGGCGCCACTTTCAGCGATCAGCGACACCTATACGCAAGTCATGGCGCGGCGGATGGCCGGTCTGCCGACCAGCAAGGTCATGATGAGCTATCTCCGCCAGCTCAATCCGGCATCGGCAGCCGATCGCGAGCTGGCGGTGCGGCTCGAACTGGGCGCGCGCAACGCCAGCCATACCCTGCTTGCGGCATCGCGCTATTTCGGATCGATCGCCGACCGGCCGGGATGGACGGCGGTCGTCGCCGACGACGTGCTGCGCCTGTCGGGCCTGAACGCCCTGACCGAGGGCGGGCAGCGCGCGTTGGGGGTCGACTTCCTGGGCGAGCTGGGCGCCAATCGCGGGGTCGCGTTCGATGCGCTCGACAAGAATTTGCGCGGCAAGATGGAAGAAACCGGGATCACGTCCGCGATGTGGGACAGCATCCGCAAGGCCGAGCCGGAAACGGCGCGCGGTGCGGCGTTCGTATCCCCGCCCAATGTCCGCGCGATCGATCGCGAGGCCGGCGAACGGCTGATGGACCTTGTCCTGCGCACGACGGCCATGGCGGTGCCCGAGGCGACGGCGACGACGCGCGCGCTGTTCACCGGCGGAGCGCGGCCCGGCACGTGGTCGCGCGAGGTGCTGACCAATTCGGTGCAGTTCCGCTCCTTCTCGGTCGGCCTGATGATGCAACAGGCACAGCAGATCGCGTTGTTGCCGAGCCTGTCGAACAAGATGGCCTATACCGCGCGGTTCTTCATCGGCATGACGATGTTCGGCGCGCTGACGATCCAGCTGCGCGAATTGGCCAAGGGCCGCGACCTGGTGCCGATGGACACCAAGGACTATTGGGAGAAGGCGGCACTGCAAGGCGGCGGGATCGGCATCATCGGCGACCTGCTCAATTCCGCGACCGATAGCCGGATCGGCAGCATCGGCGAGTTTTTCGGCGGGCCGATGGTCAGCGTCGCCAGCGACGTGAAAAGCGCGGTCACCAGTTCGCTGCCGCACACCAGCCCGAGCGGCGATGTTCGTCCGGGCAATCCCGGCGCGGCGATCGTCAAGCTGGGCAAGCGCTACACGCCGGGCACCAACCTCTGGTATTGGCGCGCCGCGTTCGAGCACATGGTGATGGACCAGCTCGCGCACGAGATCGACCCCGATTATGCGATGCGCGAGGAGCGCGTGCGGCAGTGGGCGGCGCAGAACGGGCAAGGCATGTGGTGGGAGCCGGGCAACCCGACGCCAACCCGCGCGCCGAATCCGTCGAATGCGTTGGGGGCCGAGAACAGGGTGCCCTAGCGGCCGCGGCGCAGATAGACGGCCACGAACAGAGCCAGGGTCAGCAGCACGGCAGCGCTGGCGATGATCGCAGGCATGATGCTCGCCGGCCGCGGTACGTCGCTCGCCGTGGCGGTCGGCAGGGCTGAGAGGTCGTTAGTGTCGTAGAAACTCGACAAGTCGTTTGCCGGCTCAACCTCGTTCAACGTCGCCCCCTCGCATAGCGAAGCGCAAGAAATAGCACGAGCCCTCGCCAAAATCACATTTAGCGGATGGCGAAATTACTTGCCGATGATTTCATCAATCGGCTAAGAGTGCCGCCCATCAGGCAGTCGGCGCCTTCGCCCCCGCTCGCTGCCCGCATGACGCAAGGCGTCACGATGGGGGCGGGACATGACGGTTGCATCCTTGAGCATCGACGCGATCACGGCGTGCAATGGCGCGACCACGACGTTCGCGGTCGATTTCCCGATGATCCTGCCAAGCGATCTGAACGTCTATCTGCTCAGCTCGGCAATCGTCGATCTCACCGGACTGACGCCATTGTCGCTCGGCGACGATTATGTCCTGAGCGGCGATTACGGCGCGGGCACCGCGTCGATCGTCACGGCGACAGCCTATCCGACCGGCAAGTGGATCTACCGTGTGCGGTCGACATCGGTCGACCAGCCGGTCGACGTGCAGCCCAACAACGTCCGCGCCGACACGCTCGAATCCGGGTTGGATCGCCCGATCCTCATTCTGCAGGAATTGTGGGGTGCGCTCGGCCACCTAACGAAGCGCGCGCTGTTGTTCCCGGTGGGGGAAGACGGCGCCACGCTGCCGCCAGCCGCGGCACGCGCGAACACGATACTCGGCTTCGACGCGTTCGGTGCGCTCAAGAATTTCACGATCGCGATGTTCAAGGGCGACAAGGGCGATCCCGGCGCCAATGTCATGGCGATCGGACCTTGGTCGTCGTTCGAAGGATTGAGCATCCCGATCGGCACCGATTTGGTGCAGACCGCCGATACACTGGCGGCGGGTTCGAGCACCGGGACCGCCTCGGCGCGGTATAAACTCGATCCCGAGCAGACCACGTACACCGCGCAGATGCAGGCATATATCGCGGGGTCGGTCGCGACCGGCACGCCGCTGGCGACCGCTCAAGCCTCCGCGACCGCATTTCAGCGATATTGGCGACGGCAGAGCGCCAATGGTCGCTGGTTCACGCTGGCGGAGCCCGAGCCGTGGTCTGGCATGTTCGGCACCCCCGGCGACGGTGGCCAGGACTTCAACAACGTCATGTCGGGGACCGACGTCTGGGCGAACATGCAGGCGTTCTTCGACTATTGCATCTATATTGCGCGGTGCAAGGGGCGCATCAACCTCGGCGGCCATCGCGGCTCGCGTGGCTGGCAGCATGGGTATGGCAAAAGCGGCTATGTCGGCGGCGTGTTCGAGGGTGCTGGCCAGGCCTATTCCGGCGGCGCAACCTTCCCGGGAACGACGCTGTTCTGCGACACGGATGAAGACCCGATCCTGAACGTCAGCGGCGACCGCGACATCGTATGGGATGGCGTGGCGTTTGTCGGAAAGCTGCCGAAGCACCTGCTCAACACGACGATCGCCTATCCATCGTCGGCGCCGGTCGCGGGATATGACAGCCTAGACCCGCAGGCTTGGGTCGATCCTTCTCTTCGCCCTTCGCAGGACGGGACGAACAACCCATATGCACTCGTCACACTCGGGGCATATGATGGCGGCCGGCCGACCTCCGGCATCTGGACCCATGGCGTCAATTATGGCGCCGGTAACTGCGTCCGCGCCAACGGCAATGTCTATAAATGCCTTGTCGACGGCCTGTCGGCGGCAAGCGGCACCGGTCCTTCTGGAACCGGCAACGCCATCGTCGATAATGGAACCAAGTGGCGCTATCTGGGTGCATGGGATGGGGTCGACGGCGGGTTGTACGTTGCCTATCGCGAGCCGTACCGTCCCGCCTGGCTGATGAACCCGGAGACATCCGCTTACAACAACACGTTTTCCGGCAGCTTCGCGACGTTCCGCAATTGCACCTTCCGGGGCGGCAATGTCGGCGTGGCGATCAAGCCCTGCACCGATGCATCTCAGGACGACTTCACCTCGTTCGAGCGGTGCAATTTCACCGAATGCAGCTTCGGCCTGAGCGCGGGCAATCACCAGCTTCGCAACCTCAACGTGCAGTCGTGCAACTTCGGCATCCTGCAATGCGCGCTGACCAGCAACACGCATGGTGCTCAGTCGGGCAGCTTCAAGGCGGGGCACATCAATTGCTGCGGCTTCGGCGCGAGCGTCGACGTGTTCCGCACCGACAGCTCCTATGGCGAGCCGCTGGTCTTCACAGCCTGTTACGCGGAGGCGCAGTTCCGCCTTGGCCAAATCACCGGCAGCGCCGCGTACGTGGCAGGGTTCAGCCCTGTTTTCATCGGTTGCGAATGGTCGTTCTCTGGCGTGCATATCGCTCGCGGCCGAGCCCCTCGCCAGCTGTACAATGTGCCGGATGGCTCGCCCAATGTTAATGAGACGGCCGCGGTCGGCGCGGGCGGCGGGCCGGTGTTCCTGGACTGTCGCATCAATGTCGATGGCGCCTTCGGCTGTTTCATTGAGGGAACCAAGTTCATCAACAGCCAGATCTATAATTACGATCGCGGCCCCGGGACGGTTGCGCCGTATCTCGCGGCGTTCGACAACGCGACGGCTGGCGGACTGATCCTCCCGGGACTCGAGTACCGGGTCGAGGACCAGCGACTGAAATTCGTCGCGCGCGATCTCGATAGCGGCGCGCCGGTCGGCAATTACATTACGGTCGACGGCTATCGTTTCAGCGACCGAAGCACCGGCATTCCGGCAATGGTCAAGACGGTGCGTGCGAAGAATGGACTTGCGTTCGAGCAGCTGGCCGTGCCGCACGAGGGGCCGCTGATCCTGTCCAAACCGACCTTCACCGTAAGCTTCCCCGGCGCCGATCCGACCGAATTGAAGCTGGTGTTCGTCGGCTCTACCCAGCCCTTCAACGCCGATCTTCAGGGATTCGGTCCGGGGTCCGTGGTGCTCGAAAGCACGACCGGCACCGTCTTCGCGGTGCGGTATTATGACGACGCGACCGACACACTCTACGCGGTGGCGCTGAACAATTACAAGATCGTGGCCGGCGTCAAGAGCTTCCTCTTTCCGATCTCCACGACGCTCGGCAGCTTCGCGTTCCTGCATGCGCGGAACTACACGCCCGCGACCCCTTTGTTCGGCGATTTCACCAGCGGCAACGGGACGATCGCGAACGTCGCGACGAGCGCCGGGGTCGGTTCGACCATTCAGGCGAGCATCGCTGTCGGGGATTATCTCGCCTCGCCGCCGGAGCTGCGCGCCTACGCTCCGGAAACGGCCAAGGTCACTGCCCGCGCCAACGGCTCTCCGGGCTCGATCACGCTCGATCAGAACGCCTCGCAGTCGGTCACCAAGTCCAGGCTGGCGTTCTTTCGCAGACCCACCCCGGCCAACGTGTGAGGCGCTATGAGTTTTCTGACCAGCCATATGGAAGCGATGCTCGCCGCGGCGACCGACCCGGAAGAAATCGCGCTGCGCCGGAAGGTGCTCGACGATCACCTCGCGATGCAGAGCACGGCGGCCGCGCCGACGGTCGGCGATCTGCTCGACTGGGCGAGGGCAAAGCACATGACGGGGAGCTGACACCATGACCGACTCATTTCCGGTGCAAACCGACACCGCCTCCAGCCCGGCTCGCTACGGCAGCAATGTCACCAAGTCGGACGTCACCGCGCTCGATCCGCTGCCCAAGGCGATCTATGTCGGTACGGCCGGCGACGTCGTGGTGCGCTTCAGCACCGGCAGCGATGTGACGTTCAAGAATGTTCCGGCCGGCACGGTGTTGCCGATCCGGCCGCTCTACATCCGAACCGCGTCGACCGCGTCCGACTTCGTCACGCTCAATTGATGATCGGGGTCGGCCTTTCGATCCCCGAGGTCGCCACGCGGGTTCGCGCGGCCGTCACGCCCGACGCCGCGACGACGGCCGCGATCGCGGCGATGACCGTCAAGCCGGATGCGAGCCGCACGTCGTTGTACGATTGGCTGATCAAGGGGCTCAAGACGGACGGCCTGTGGTCGAAGCTCGACTGGCTGTCGATGTTCGCGGCGCACGACGAACAGGCCGGGCGGGTCAATCTCAAGAACCCCGCGCAGGTGGCATCCGTCGTCGGTGCCGGATTGGTCTTCACTGTCGACCGTGGCCACAAGGGCAACGGGACCGATAGCTATCTCGATAGCGGCGTGCTCGATACCGCCGCCGGCAACAATAGCCAGGACAGTTCGCACCTTGGCGTCTGGGTGAACGTCGCAGAGGCAGCGGTCACCGGTGGCGTGATTGGGACCGACGCCGTGTTGCAGCACATCATTCGCCTTACGGCGGGCGGCGCGGGGATCTTCTACCGCATCCATGCGTCGACGCTTGCCGCGTCTTTTCCAACTGTCCCGGGGATTGGCTCACTGATCGCGTCGCGACCTGATGCCAATAACGCGGTGTTCTATGCCGGCGGCGTGCAGGCCGCGACAGTACCGGCGCCAAGCGTGGCGCCGACGGCGAACACAATCCGCTTCTTGCGCGCCAATTCGATCCTGTCGGACGCGCGCGTCGCCGCCGGCTGCTTCGGCGGGGCACTCAGCGCGAGCGACGCGGCCGCGCTGCACGCGCGGCTGTCGACATACCTCACGGCGATCGGCGCCGCGTGATGAGCACAATCGGCATAGCCGCAAACCAGGCAGGGGGTGGTTTGGTGAGTAACCCGGATTTTCTCGGTGCCGATGGCGGCCGAATGGCGCTGGCGTTCGGCGCCGGCTGCGCGGCGGCATGGGCGTTCATTTCCAAGTTCGTTGCCGCGCCGACGCGCAAGGCGCTCGACAAGCGGATCGAGGAACTCGAAGGCTCGCATGCCCGCTGCGAGGAACGTGCGCTGCGCCTCGAAACGATGCTGTGGATGCATGGGCCTCAACAGCTTCGCCAGGACATTCAACGCGTCATCTCCGAGGAACATATCGAGATGCGCGCCCGGATCGTGCGCGGGGAGGGCGCGCACATGATGGTGGTCGATGAGCCCTCTGGCGGGGGAAAGTAATCATGTGGCGATGGGATCAATCGGCGGGCACGCTGTCGCGCAACGGGCAGCTGATCAGCAAGGGCTATTCGGGCAGCGGGCGCGGCTGGAACAATCCTGTCATGCAGGCGGTGCCGGCCGTGGGGCCGGTGCCGCGCGGCCGCTGGACGATCGGCGCGCCGTACGACAGCCCCAATACCGGGCCGTACACGCTCGCACTGACCCCGGCGCCCGGCACCGATACGGCCGGGCGATCGGCGTTCCGCATCCATGGCGACAATCGCCTGATGAACAACACCGCCAGCCATGGCTGCATCATCCTGCCGCGCCCGATCCGTGAGCGCATCTGGCGCAGCGGCGACACCGATCTGGACGTGGTCGAATGAGCGCGCTGCGGAGCGGCCTGCAATGGCTCAGGGCGCGCCTGGGCGAGCGATCGACCTGGGTAGGCGTCGGCGTGGCGGTTGGCGCTGCAGCGGCGCTGCCAGCGCCGTGGAACGCCATTGCGTTCGGCGTCGGGACGATCGGCGCGCTGATCCCCGATGGCAAGGTCGGCGGGGGAACGCCGTGATCGACTGGTATCACCGCAAAGGCGCGTGGGTGCTCGGCGCGGGGGCGGCGATGTCGCTGCTCGCCGCGTGCGTGCTGGCGTTCACGCAATGACCGAGCTGGTCGACCTGGCCGAGTCCGCGATCGCGCGCGCGGTGCCGGCGGTGCGCGGTGCCCGGCTGATCGCCTGGGCGGTCGTGGCCCTGGTGGCGATCGCCGTCATCGCCTTTGCCCTGTGGTGGCTGTTGCTGCGCCCGATCGAGGCGCAGCGGGCAGCGGCGCAGGCCAAGGTCGACGGCCAGCTTGGCAAGGCCACTGGCGACGTGGCGGTGCGCGCGCTGCCGGTCATCAACGACGCCGCGCGACAACGGGTCGAGGTCGACGTCAAGGTACAGAAAGGAACTGCCGATGTGCGCTCCGCTCCGGACGCGGGGGTTGAGGTTCGCGGGGTTAGCGACGCTCTCCGTCATAACCTGTGCCTGTATGGCGCCTATGCAACTGACCCAGACTGCAAGCCCATGCATGAAGATCCTGCTGGCGTCGGGGCTGCTCGACCAGACGGACCCGGCGCCGCTCGGCCTGATTGACGGCACGGCCGGCGGGATCGGCGCGCACGACGCGGCGCAGACCGGCCAGCTGGTCAAGGCGAACATCGACAAGGCGACCGCCAAGAAGATCGGCACGTCGTGCGATCAGGAATGGGACGCCGCGCTGAAAGCGGCCAGGCCCAAGCATTGGTGGCAGGTCTGGAAATGAGGCAGCGCGTCTATCCCTCGCAGAAGGCGGCGCGATTGCTCGCGCGCGCGACGATCGCCAGTAGCCAGGCGGCGGTACAGGGCGCCAGCGCGGCCGCGGCGGTGACGGAAGCCGTCAACGAAACCGTTGCCAATGCGGTGACCGGCGATCTGGTGACCGACAATCCGTACCTATCGGCGAAGTTCGCCGAGATTGACGGCCGGCTGGACGATTTGAGCTGACCTCTCAGCCATGCGACGCGAAGCCGGTTTTCGCGCAAAGTCGCACAAGCTTCGCAGGCTAAGTCATTGAAACCTATCGCCCACAGCTAACCTTACCTTTAGACGACGGGGCAACAGGCACGGGCCTCTATGCCGCAGAAATCCTAGGGTCAAGGCCGTTTGGTGCGACGCTGTGCGACGGTTGTATCGTCGCATGTGCGACGGCAGCGATTCGCGGCCGAGTCGTTGAGCGCTTCGATCGCGCGTTCATAGTCCCACAAAGCGGCCTGCAGATCGGCCATGGCGTCGGCGCGATCGAGGTCGGCGCGGCGGGCGAATGCAGCCGCCAGCCGATCGGTGCCGGGCAGATAGCGCCGCTTCGACAGCGAGCGTTGCAGGTGGAAGAAAGCGACGACGGCCGATTCGGCTTCGGAGGGCATGGCGGCAACGCTGCGCCGCCGAATCCTACATAGCGATCAAATGCTGAAATACATCCAGTATTCGGGCTCGCTTTCAAGGATGTCGGCGAGGCGGTTCCATACGTCATGGTTGAAGTCGAACCGCTTGAGAAGGGCGGCCCGAAAGGCGGCATGGTCGATGGGGCGCCACACCGGCTCGGCCCCTTGCCAAACGTCGCCGTTGCCATTGAGGCGACTTTCGGTCGGCAGCTCATCGATCATTCGGAGCAAATCGCGAACTCCGCTCCACTTGCTGTCATTCCATGAGGGATGTGCGCGCCCATCGAGCGTCTCAAGGCAGAGGTTGATGCCCATCTAACCTTGCCCTTCCTGCGCGTCCGCTGCGTCACGTTCGGGCGGAAGGTCAACGCTCAGCTGATCCATCAGCTGCGCGATGTCGGCACGTGGCGTTAGCGACTGGCCCAGCGTAAAGCCCGACATCTTTGCAGATCCGTCGCTATGCGGCCGCGCCTGAAAAACACGGCCGTGCTCATCGAATATGAGAATGGCCCTGATGCTATTGGCAAAGGTGTCATCGACCTTTTCGATTTCTCCACTCATCCCTGCCCTTCCTGCGCGTCCGCTGCGTCGCGTTCGGCCTGGCGGGTGACCGCCAGTGCCATACCTTCGGCCGCGATGCGGATATCGCGGGGCATGTAGGTATCGAGGATCTTGGTTGTCTCGGCGATCGAGTGGCCGCTGATGGCGGCGATCATCGGGATCGAGGCGCCCAGGTCGCGCATCCAGCACATGCCCGACCGGCGCAGGTCGCGGAACTGGATGCCGTCATAGCGATCGGCGAGCCGGTTGAGCCGGTCCGCCTCGCTGTGCTCCTGGCGCAGCGTGGCGCTGTGGGCGCGCCAGCGCAGGTCCTTGACCAAATGTACCACGACGGCCCGGAAATCGCGCTGGAACCGCCATTCCGGGCATTCCAGGCCGGTTTGCGGGTCGGCGATGATGTGCGTTCCGCCGACGCGCCCCTGCCGCGGGGCCGAAATCGCATCGCGCACCGCCTCGCGCGCGATCGGCGCGAGCGGGATGCCGACCGGCGTCCTGGTCTTTTCCTGTTCGAGGAACAGGCCGACGACGTGGCCGCGTTCGTCGCTCAGCGCGCGCCGCGCGTCGCCGCTGATATCGTCGATGCCGCGCATGGTGAAGCTGGTGACCGCGAGCAGATCGCCTTCGCGCTGCATCGTGTAGAAGCCGAGCACGGCACCGATCGCGACGTGGCGATGGCCGAGCGTCCGGCCCGTTTCGACCAGCAACGGCAATTCGTCGCGCAACAGGCGCCGATCGCGCGGCTTCGGGCTGGCGACGCGCAGGTTGCGGGCCGGATGGGCGGTGATGTAGCCCTTGTCCTCCGCATATTGCATCAGCACGCCCAGCACGGCGAGCAGCTGCTTGGTGCGCGTGCGGCGCGAGTCCGTTTCGAGGATTTCGACAAAATCGAGCACCATTTGCCGGTTGAGCTGGCTGAGCAACAGCTTGCCGTCCTGTGCCCAGGTTTCGAGCATGCGCAGATAGGAGCGGTAATTCTTTTGGGTCGACGGCGCCAGGTCGGTGAAGCCCGCCGACGTCTGGAACTTGCGGGCGAGCTGGCCGAACGTCTCGATCCGGTCGCCGGCCGGCGCCGCGATGACGATCGCGCCGATCGTGCCGTCGACCAGCTTGTTGCGGGCAACGCAGGCGGTCAGCGCAGCGACGGTATCGCTGTCGTCACCCAGCTCGAGGTTGGTCCAGCCCAGGCGGCGCAGGCGCGGGCTCGGCTTCCAATGCGCGGTCCAGCCGCCATCGGCGCGGGCCTGCCACGACATATAGGTGTCGTGCACCTTGGGCTTGGGTCGGCGGGTCGGCTTCATGGGGCGAATCCATGCGCGAGGGCGAGGGCGTCAGCCTGCGCCGGTGGGTGGGGCGGGGTCAATGCCGACGGCGTCGGCCGAGGTTACGTCCGCGTAGGTCAAAAGCGCGGCCGCAAGGTCGCGCAGCTGACAGGCTTGGTCAAAAGGGCATGTGCCGCGATCGGCTCGCGGGCACTCGGAAACGCCCGTCGACCAATCCATCGGCGAAACGTGCTCGCATCCGGGCTCGCAATCGATTTGCTCAGCTACCTGCAACAACAGGTCGACACTCGCGCCGCTATGCTCGACCTTGAGCGTATGGACGGCCGCGAACGCCTCCCGCATCTGCTTGAAGCGAACTTCGGCAGCGGTTTTCCATTCATCGCGCTCGGCGATGATGCGCTGCCGTTCTCCGCGTGCGATCCACCACCAGCGGCGAACCACAGACCAGGTGTCGCGAAGAAATCGGCGCGACCGCTTGATCATTGGCCATATCCCATGCCGCTCAGCGCCTTGGCGACAAGGTTCCACACATGCTCGCGCAGCCGGTGATGCTTGAGCACCCTGCCTTCGCGCTGGACGGTGCCGGCGATCATCGCGCGGTGCAGGTCTTCGGCCGAGCGGCCGCGCAAGGTGCGGGTGCGATAGTCGCCGAGCTGGGCGGTGCCGCCGATATTGTCGATCGTCATGCGCGCGAGTTCCTGCACATCGCCGGTGACGGCCGACCAAAGCTCCACTTTGACGACGATCATTTCCGGTCCCCGATCATTTGCAGCAACGTTCCGAGCGCGGTGACCATCAGCAGCGCGACGATCACCGGCCACCACAGAACAAACTGGATGCGATCGCGGAGATCGCCGCGCGTCGGGGCCGGGCCATCGAGCCAGCGCAGCATTGCCAGTGCGGCGATCAGGCCGATCAGATAGGCGCCGATCGCCACGGCGATCGCGATCGAGGTCGCGCCGGTCATTGCCGTGCCGCGAGGCGGATCGCGGTGCCCTCCTTTTGTTTGAGGATCGTTTCCGCCGCGAATTTCTGAAAACTCTTAACGGGTTCAAGCTTTGTCGGGGAAAGGCCCCAATGTTCTATGCCGGCGACGATTTCGGCCGCGAGATCCAGACCGGCGTTCTCGGCAGCAATTAAATTGCTGTCCGCAAGGGTGCCGGCGAGAGGATCGCTCGCGAAGGTATTGGCGGCGATCGACGACGCCAGTCCGTCCGCGTGCGTTTCGGAGCTATGTGGCCACGGCGCGACCGCCCAGTTCACTACCGGATCAAGGCCGTCAGGGTTCGGATCGTGCCGCAAGTTCCATAGCGTCCATTGTGCGGCCCAAAGCTGCGCAGTCGCCCGATCGGGCGCAGGAAAAACGTCGTCGGGACCGAGGACGTGGAGGCACCATAGCCCCTGTTCATTATGTGACATGGTTAGAGTGCCTCCTTGACTGCAAGGCCGTCCTTGGTCAGCCCGTAATGTTTGAAGCCGTCCCCGCCATCGACCGCGAACGTCAGCGCCGGTCGGAGCGTCGTCGGCACGCTCAATCGTTTGGCGTAAGGTTCGCTGCAGCCGAGCAGTGCCGGTTCGGCGTAAAGGTTCTTGATGGCCGATTTCTGGCCAGCCGACAGCTGCTTAATGAAAAGCATGGTGGCGCGATCGCGCGGCTCAGTAGACAGTTCCATCATTGCCCTCCCTGGGTGAAAAGATCGGTGCCCGGCGTCACGACGCCGTCGCGCTGTAGCAGGCACCAGCGGCCCATCATGTCGGGGCGGTTGCGGTCCCACACGAACCAGCTGCAGTTCATGGTCGACTGTCCGCCGCCGGTGAAATCGACGCGCCAGGTCATGTCGTATTTGAGCGGCGGGCCATAAGCGCGGTAGCGGCCGAGCTGGCCGCGCGTCTCGGTATCGGTCGAAAAGAACGTGCTCTTGAGCAGCATCGCCACGTAGGGCGCGCCGAGGCGGCCGAGCAGCACGTCGAGGATTTGACCGGCCAACGCGAACGGCGGGTTGGTCAGCGGGATACCCAGCAATTGCATCGCGCGCAGCACGTCGAGTTGCGCGACCAGGTTGGCGGGATCCTCCACGATGTCGGTGGCGATCACGTCGAAGTCAAATTGCGCCAGCACCGCGGCGATCGCGCCGCCTCTGCCGCAGCATTCCCACACCGGCAGGGCGTGGCGGCGGATATGCTCGGCCTCCGCGATCAGGAAGGCGCGGGTGGCATCGTGCGGCGTCGGGTAATAATCGGCATCGCGCCGCGCCGTCTTGTCGAGATTGAGCTTGCCCTTGCCGCCGGCCATGGCGGTGCCCAGGCCGGTCGGCTGATCGGGAGCAAGGGCGCCGAGCAGGTCGGTCATTGTGCGCGCCCGAGCGCGGCCGCGACGATATCGAGCACCAGCCATGACGGGATCAGGCACGGCTTGGCGTCAGCAATCCGCGCGGCGAGGTCGCGCCGGTAGGTTGAACTCTCAGGGTCGGCTGTGGCCCTGGCCGCGCCGTTGAGTGCCTGAGCGATGAACACTCGCGCCTGTTCGATGGCGGTATCGCTCATAGCAGCGGGTTCCGGCCAAGAATGTCGTAGAAGGCTTTGTCCCCGGCCCGCTCGGCGCGATCGCGCACCGCGTCGCGAAATTGCCGTGCGGTTTCGGGGTGCATGATTAAGCCTTCCGGCGTCTGCAGCACGGTGGGACCGGGCCTATAGTAGATCCTGATCCGCTGCGGGTGGCCCTGCCGCCGCCGTCGCGCAGCGCGACCGGGCGATCGCACTTGCGACCAATCCTCGAAGGGACCGATCACGAGAAGGTCGGATTCGATGATCCGCATTGAGGGTATCGGTGCCGGCACAGCCTTCAGAAGGCGCATGGCATCGCGCAGCTTGTCGAGCGTCAGCGCGTGGTCAGACTTGCCGCCCCCCATGCCGCCCCCATAGATGGTGCTGGTCTTTGGCGCCGTTTCCTGAGGAAACCACCGCGACCATTGCATGAAATGGTCGTCGGTCATGCCAGCGCGCCTTGTTCGGCTTCGACCCGGGCTTTCGATCCGGGCCGCGGCGCATAGTGGGTAGGCTCGAAATCCAGCTGTTCGATGTAGAATGGGCTGTCTTCACCGCCATAAGGATAAGACCAAAACTCGCCCGTCCATTGGCCTACGGCGTATGCCGCATCGCGCTTGACCAGCTGGCGTTCTCCATCGCGGGCGTCATCGTCGATCGGAACGAAAATGCGCTCGACCATCGCGTCATAGTGGCGGGTCATCTCGTTTCTCCCGAAAGCGACGCCGCGAGAATTGGCGCTTCGAGCGCGATCACCAGGGCGTTGGCGACGTCGTCGGCCTGCCAGTCGCGCACGATGACGCAGCCGGTCTTGTTGGTCAGCGTCGCCATACCGCAGGCGCCGAGCGGCCATGCGCGTAAGAAGGCGATCAGCGCCGGGCAACGATGCGCGTCGATGAAGATGATGCCGCTGTCGATCGACAGGAGTACTGCCTGCTTGAGCGGCGCAAAGACGGCGCGGGGCTGCGCCATCAGAACGGCAAGTCGTCGTCGGAAGGTCGCACGAACGACAGCTCGAGCAGATAGCCGCGCCAGCCGAACGACAGCACCCAGCCTTCGCGATCGGGCCAGGGGTCGCCCTCCGATTCGCAGTGCCCCATCAGTCGGACGCGCGGCAAATTCTGGTGGCGCCAGATCGCCCGATGAATGCGGCCGCGTGCCCACCATTCGGCGGCACGATCGCGCAGCGTGATGCGCGGCACTACGAACCCGGGCGGATCGTCGAAACTGACTGGCTCGCCATTGACCTTGCGCACGTGCAGCGCGTGGATATCCGACAGCGACGCGCTGCAGATCCATTGAGGGGCGCCGAAATCCCAGCCGGTCATGGTGACGGTGACCACCATGCCAGCGCACCGCGTGACGCGCAGACGGTCGCCGGGCTTCAGTAATGCGCGGGCGCGGTCGGTTGCGCGGCGTGACCGGCCGAGCCGCCTCATCGTGTCGACGGATGGAAGCCCTTTCACGCCGTCGCGCCCTTGGGGAACCCGGCAATGTGGCGGTCGACGGGCAGGCTGCAGACATTTTCGCCGGTGCCGTCCGGCCCGTAGTCGATCCGGTCGGCGAGCGCCCACAGGATAGCAGCGGCCTTGAGCGCATTGGTGCGCGCATCGCGCGGGTTCCACCATTCGTTCTCGAACGGCCAGATCGACGGCTGTTGCAGGGCATCGGGCGCGCCCATCAGCTGGCGCTGGGCGGTGAGCGCGTAGGATTCGGCGGCGCGGGCCAGCACTTCGGGCGAATGGCCGCGATCATGGTCGAGCGTGAAGCCGTGCTGCTCGACCTGATTGAGGCGCTCGCTCAGCAGATCGCGCAGCGCTTGTCCGTCGAGCACTTTCGCGCCGGTCGCCATCCAGGCGATCGACAGTTCGCGCACCGTGCAATTGCCGTCGAGAATGAGCATCACGCTCGCAGTCGGATTGCGCGCGTCGACGGGCTGAGCGAATTTTGGCGCCATCGGGGCGCAGCCGGTACCTGTCATGGAAAATCTCCCCTTGGTCAGTCGTGAAAATCGTGCATCGCCACGGGCGGGCGGCCGTAGAGCCGTTCGAGCAGCTCTTCGTGCTTTTCCCTGGCCGCCTGGATCTGTTGCGGCAGGTGAAATTCGAGATAGGCGCGGCGGCGCCGCAGCTTGGTCAGATAGGCGCGGTTGCGCCCATGCAGGCCGATGCTGCGCTGCACGCGCTCGATGATGGCGATCTGAGCCCTGATTTCCGGCAGGGTCGCCTTGCGAATGTCCATCAGTCGCGCTCGCCGAGCATGGCGGCGTTGCGGGCATAAGCCTGTTGCGCGGTGACGGCGACGGCGAGGCGGCGCGCCATGAACGCCTTGGCCTCCTTCTTCGCGACCCGATGGCCGGCGAGGTTGCCGGTGCGGAACGCGGAGATCAGGCGCCAGCGCAAATCGTTGGGCAGCGCGCGAAAGCATGCATCGCATAGCCGCTCGACCGGCCGGCGCGGCTTGCCGCAGCAATCGCAAGGATGGCGGCGCGCCACGGCGTCAGCCCGGAAAGGTTCCGGCGTGCCACGCCATCGCGACGCGGACCGCCATTAGGACGAACAGGGCTATGGTGGTCGCGACGATCGCGCGATCGACCAGCGGCACGGCCGCGCGTTCGGTCGACCGTAGCGGCGCAGCGCGGCGTTCGTCCTCGAACGCGTCGCCGCAGAGGAAGCGGAGATCGCTCATTGGCCGAACCGACCGGTGCACCAGCAGCGTAGCTGTTCCGTTTCGTAGACGAGCAAGACAACGATATCGCGCGGATCCCGGCCATCGTTGAGCTTCGACAGCACGTAGCGGCCGAGCAGTGGGTGAGCGGCCTTGGCCGCTTCGTAGAAGTCGGCCCCGTCTTTGGTGAGATTGCGGCTCATAGCCGCAACGCCCAGGTGAGAGCGACGACGGATGCCATGCCGCCGATCGCGATCGCGATGCGCAGGGCGGCATCGGTGCCAATCCGCGCGATCATGCCGACGCGACCAGCGCTTGCGCGCGCCGAACCAGATCGGCGCGCGTGACGGCCTGGCGTTCGACGATGCGAGCGGCGGCGGCGGGGGGCGGGCGATCGTTGTCGAGCCAGCGCAAGACGTCGACCATTGGCCACACGCTTTCACGGCTGACGGCATCGGCGCCGGACAAGGGCAAGCCCCTGACGATCCGCTTGTTCTTGGGGGGTGGAAAGCCGGACCGGCGGATCAGCGCGCGAATATGCGCGGTGATTGCCCGGATCGGCCGGTGGGCGACGCCCAATTCATGGGCGACGCTGGCGAAATCGAGTTCGCCGATACCGCGCGAGCGCCCGACGATGGGCGGATCGGGCGGGGTCGGCGTACCGGGAAAGGCGAGAACTTTCGCGGAATGCACAAATACCTCCCTGCTGAGTGGCAGGCAGGATTTAGCTATCCGCTAAGTTTGGCGCAAGAGATATTTTAGCGATGCGCTAACATGGCGGGACACAAGGTGCCCGCGGCGTGCGGCGAATCGCTCGGGGAAGGTCAGGCGCGCTTGCGCGAAGGGGCGTGGCCGAACGTCGCCATGCTGTCGCGGAAGGCGTTGAAGGCATGGCGCTGTTCGGGGCTGGCGGCGCGATAGGCGTCGATCAGGGCGCGCGCTTCGGGATCGAGCGCGCCGCTCGCCTGGCTCACCGGCAGCAAGTCGCCGGGCAGGACGTCGAGCGCCCCGGCGAGCTTGACCATCCATTGCTGGGTCAAGGCGACATTGCCATTTTCCAAGTCGCTGATCTGCACATTGCTGGTGCTGACCATGTCGGCGAGCTGGGCTTGCGTCAGCCCGCGCGCTTTCCGCCATTCGCGGATTCGGTTCGGCGCTTCTTTATCCATAGCGCGAAACGGTAAGATGACGGCGGACATGTGTCGTTGGGCTATCGGCTAATTGTTTCGGGGGCAAGGCTTGCATGAAATTTAGCGATTAGCTAAGTCTCCCGCCGATGGTTACCGAAACGCCCCTGGCCGCTTGGCGCAAGACGCAACGGCGGCTCAACCACCGGACCAAAGAGCCGGAAACGCTGACCCAGGCGCGCGCCTGCCGTGAATTCGGGGTGGCGCAACCGGTGTGGCGAGCGTGGGAAATGCAGCCGGGATCGCAGGAGTTCAAGATGCCGGACCCGCGCAACATGGTGAAGATCTTCGTGTTCACCAGGGGGCAGGTGCGGCCCGACCATTTCTACAAGCTGCCGCGCTTGCGCGACCGCGAGGGGAAGTTTTTCAAGGCGCTCGACGCGGTGGCGGCGGAATGAAGGCCGAAGTGCTTGATGCCTGCTGCGGGGCGCGAATGTTTTGGTTCGACAAAGCAGATGCCCGTGCGCTGTTTCTAGACAAGCGTCGTGAGGTCTGCACCGACCCGCGCGGGCGAGAGGTCGTAATCGATCCCGACGTGCTTGGGGACTTTACCGCGCTGCCTTTCGCGGACGGCACCTTCTCGCTTGTCGTTTTCGATCCGCCGCACACCTTCAACGGCGCCAACAGCGCGATGGCACAGAAATACGGACGGCTAGAGCCAGGCTGGCGTGACCAGATCACCTTAGGTTTCGCGGAATGCTTTCGGGTATTACGCGTCGGCGGAACCTTGATCTTCAAGTGGAACGAGCATCGGGTGCCGCTGAAAACGGTTCTCGCGATGACCCCCGAGAAGCCCCTTTTTGGGCACCAATCTGGCCGAGCGGCCAAGACGCATTGGTTGGTTTTTTTGAAGACGCCGGCGTCATGATCCTTCAAGCAACCCAGCCAGCTTAGCGCCATGTCCGGGGGGATCAGCGAAGCCGAAATCGCCACGGCGCTAAACGCGCGCGTCGACACCGTCGTACCGAAGCTGTTGAGCGCGGCACGGTGCGATCGGCGTTTCTGGCTGATCGGGTCGGTCGACAATGAGCCGGGCCAAAGCCTCAAGGTCAACCGCACCGGGCACAATCAGGGGCTATGGACCGACTTTTCGGCGCCGGACGGCACCGACGAACGCGGCGGCGACCTGATCAAGCTGGTTTGCATGGTGCTGTTCGGCGGTTGGTCGCGCGGCAAGGATGCGCGGTCACAGGCCTTCGCCTGGGCAAAATCGTTTCTTGGCTTCGACGATCTGCCGCCCGAGCGGCTCAAGACGGTGCAACGCGATATCGCCGAGCGCCAAGCCAAGGCGATCGACGACGCCGCGCGCGAGGAAGCGGCCAAGCGCGACCGCGCGTGGCAGCTGTGGCGCGACGCGGACGGAATCCCCCGCACCCCGGCCGCGTCCTACCTGCAGGGGCGCGGCATCGACCTCGAGCAATTGGGCAAGGCGCCGGGATCGCTGCGCTATCGTCCCGACGTGTGGTGCGCCGAGCGCCGCGCCAAGGTGCCGGCGATGCTGGCGGCGATCATCCGCGACGGCGTGCATGTCGGCACGCACCGCACCTATCTGGATATTTCGGGTTGGTCGCACCGCGACAAGAGCGGTCCGGTGAAGGTGGTCAAGATCCGCGACCCGTCGAGCGGCAAGCTCAAATCGCACAAATCGTCGCTCGGCCGCTTTTCGGGCGGCCATATCCCGCTGTGGAAGGGCGAACGGCCCGAAACGCTGCACAAGCTGGCGCCCGGCACGCCCGTCTATCTGTCGGAAGGGATCGAGGACGGGCTGTCTATCGCGTTCAAGCGGCCGACCTTGCGCGTCGTCGCGGGCGTGTCGCTCGGCAATATGGGCGGACTGGTGCTGCCCGATGGCATGGGGCCGTTGGTGCTGATCGGCCAGAACGACGACACCGACAGCCCGGCGATCGCCGCGTTCGAGCGCGTGGTGCAGCGGCAGCAACAAGCCGGACGGCACGTGCAGACGATCTTTCCGCCGGCCGAGTTCAAGGATTTCAACGATTGGCTGTGCGGCAAGCCGAAGGGGGTGGCGTGAGCGCCTTGCCAAACTTGTATCCTAGTCTTTCTTCGCCGTTGCCGGACGCGCGCCTAGTCGCGATCAGCAACGGCATGGGCGTACAATCGATCACATTGATCCTAATGGCGGCTCGCGGCCTGCTAGGCCCAATGCCGGATGTGGCGATCGACGCGCAAACCGGCGATGAACGTTCCAGCTCAGCCGAGAATATGCGTTGGTTGCGGTCCGACAACATGCGGCCGCCATTTGCCTTGGAGGAGGCAGTGGGGGGCGATCTATCGGCAGATCTACGGCGAGCAATTGCAGGCGAAGCAGCGCGCTTCCCGAACCCGCCGTTCTACGTACGCAACCCAGACGGAACACGCGGCATTCTCAACCGAAGTTGCACGCGCGACTACAAGATACGGCCGGTGCAGCGCAAATGCCGCGATCTGTTGGGGATCGACCGCCGGGCGCGAATACCCAAGCACCCCATCGTTGAGCTTTGGATTGGCATCACGATCGACGAAGCGCACCGCATGGCGCCCGCTCGTGAGCCCTGGATATATCACCGACATCCTCTTTGCGAGATCGGATGGACTCGCTGGGAATGTGAAACATGGCTGTTTGAGGAATACGGGATCCGCTTCGGGCACTCAGGCTGCATAAGCTGCCCTTTCCGCTCTAACGTTGAATGGCTCCATATGCAGCGCGACCACCCCGACGATTTTGCGCGCGCCGTAGAGGTCGACAAGCTCATACGCCGCGGCCTGCGAAACGTCAGGGGCGAGGCCTTCCTTCACGACAGTTTGCGGCCGTTAGGCGAGATCGATTTCGACGAGGAGATCGCAGCAAGGCAAGGGCAGCTGCTTGGTTGGGCCGGTGCTTGCGGCGGGATGTGTGGAGTATGAACGCCGACGACGATATCGGCGCCGCGATCGACGCGCCGCACGACGCACCGGACTTTCGCGCGCCAGATGGCGAGCCCGGCGCCGAATATGACGTCAAGGGACCGCCCAAGGATTGCCCGATCGAGCCGCTCGGCTTCCTAAAGCAGCGCACCTATTTCCTCGACCATGCCAAGCAACTGATCGAGCTGGGCACCGAAATGCGCAAGGGCGAGGTGATGGCGCTGTTCGGCACGCGCCAGCACTGGCTCAACGCGAAATGGCCGACCAAGAAACAGGTGACCGACAAGAAAACCGGCGAGGTCGAATGGATCATCACCGGCTTCGATCAGAAAGAGTCTCAGCGCGACCTAATCGTATGGTGCGCGCGCAAGGGATTGTTCGACCCGCAAGGCAAGGTGCGCGGCCGCGGCGCCCATCGCGGACCGGATGGCGAACTGATCCTGCATTGCGGGTCAACCATCCTGATCGGAGGCAAGCGCGGCACGCGGAACAACGTGCTCAAGAGCCAGTTTTTCCAGCCCGGCCTGATCGGCGGTTACGTCTATCCAGCGCACCCCGAACTGTCGCGGCCCGACGACAGCCCAGCGCCGATCCATATCGGCGAGCAAGTGCTGGCGCTGCTCAACACGTGGCGCTGGCGCAATGGCGAAACCGATGGCTGGCTGTTGCTGTGCTGGATCGCGGCGGCGACGCTGGGCGGCGCCATCCGGCACCGTCCGCACGTATGGATCACCGGGCCGAGCGGTGCCGGTAAGACGACGCTGCAGCAATTCCTGCGCGAAGTCATGGGCGATTGGGGCGTGTTTACCGAGGACGCGACCGAGGCGGGCGTGCGCCAGCTGCTCGACCAGGACACGCTGGCGGTGATGTTCGACGAAATCGAGCCCGACGAAGCGAACGGCGAAGCGCATATGAAGATCGTGAAGCTGGCGCGGCTCGCCTATTCGGGTGGCGGCGCGATGCGTGGCAGTCAGGATCACAAGGCCAAGCAATTCGTCGCGCGATCGTGCTTCCTGTTTTCGTCGATCCACCATCACGAGCTGCCCGCGCAGGATCGCAACCGCATGGCGATCCTCAACCTTCGCGAGTTTCCGCCAAAGACCAAATCGCTGATGCTGCCCAGCACGCTTAAGGCGTGGGGCAACCAGTTGCGCCGGCGCCTGATCGAGCAATGGCATCGCTACGACGCCACCTTGGCCGCGTATCAGGCCGCGATGCTGACCCAGGGCTATAACGGGCGCGAGCAGGACACATACGGGACGCTGCTCGCGTGCGGCGACCTGTTGCTGCACGATCAGGCGCCCGCGCATCCCAACGAGATGAGCCCCGACCCGGTGACGGATGAGGATTTGCGCTGCATCACCCGCGTGCGGGACCTGAGCACGATCCTGCACCGGGCGCGCGCCGAGGCCGAGGATACGACCGAACGCTGCCTGAAATGGCTGACCAGCGCCACGCTGACCGCCAAGCCCGGCGAACATCAGATCAATATCGGCCGCTGGATTACGCGGGCGCTGATCGACCTGCTCAACGGCACGGACAGCGGCGCCAAGGCCAAGCTGCGCACCCATGGCTTGCGCATCGTCGGGCTGGCGCCAGACCACGAGAAGGACAACGGCGCTGGCGGGATCCTTGACCGGCCGACGTCGGTCGAGAAGGCCTATCTGTCGGTCGCCAACAAATCGAACCAAGCAATGCTGGCGGTGTTCGACAAGTCGACCTGGCGCAGCGGCACGTGGAACCAAGCGCTGGCGCTGGTGCCCGGCGCCGTGGGGCGCAAGAAGGTGCGCTATGACGGGCCGGGCGAGTGGTCAGTGGTGGTGCCGATCGGCGTCGTCATCGACGTACCGGCGGCGATCGAGGAAGCCGAACAGCTCAACCTGCCCATGAGCAACCGCTAATCGGCGCTACGGCGGCGATCCGCGAGATAGTGGACGTCGGCACGGCGCGGCGAGGTAATGCTCAGCGCGACGTCGAGGAACGCCAGAAAGGTGGTGCGTTCCATGACGCGGGTAACAACGAGTCCGTCGAATTCTTCCGTCATGTGGATCGTGCCGCCCTTAGGCTCTATCAGCGGCACGGCGGCGCAGAAATAGGTGCGCATCGCCTTCATTAGTTTCCCCTCCCCATACACGAACCGGATTCGGTCCGTTTTGAATGTTTATCAACGGGATAGAGTTAGGGAAGCGATCATGACCCGATTTGGTGATGCTGTGCGATGGCGTCCCGCTACGGGGCGTTGACTATACCAGTTCACGCTGGCGCGCCGCTGCAGGCCACGGCGCCACAACATCGGGATCGAAGCCTAGCGCGCGGACCTTCTCCTCGCCCTCGCGCTCCCAGCGCTGCATATTCGCCCAATATTCGGCGCCAGCGCCTTCGCCGTTGGGGTAGCGCAGCATGTCTCGGCGGCGATCGCGCAGGTCCAAGATCGGAGAAGGCCACCACGGCTTGAGCTTGCCGCCGCAACCGTTGCCGTCCTTGGCCGGCGCATCGATGAACGCTTCGATCATCCGCACGATCTCGATACGGTCGGTAGTGAGCCACATGAAACTGCGAAAGCCGGTATCGGACCAGAAGGGCGAACCCGGCTCTCCGATGGCATGGGTTCCTACACCACCGCTCCACTGGATGACGCAGGGGACGCCGCGCACCACCACTTCAAAAGGCTCCGGATCATCCCCGCCATAAAGCGTCAAAACGCCGTCATGCGACCATGCCCGCGTTTTGATCAGCGGACGTTCAAACTTATCGCGGCCCACCATGTTGGCGGGTGACGCGGCGCGCAATTTCGCCATATGCTCCGCGTGCAGGTCGCGCACCGGCTCGAGCAATGCGAACATGTCGGTTTGTCGTTCATCGGCTTGCTTGCGCATCGTGGCGAATCCTCTGGCAGCATCTTGGAGGGCGCGGCGATCGCCACGCCCTCGGGGGTGCTGTCAGTCCGCGAGCTGGAAGAATTCCGGCGGGCTGACGTGATCGCGCACGGCGATGGTCAGGCGCGCCGTTCCGTTGTCGGGCTGAAAGCGCTCCACGCGATCGACGCCGACGATTTTGGCCTCTGCGCCATTCTCGTCCTTGCCATAGACGGTCATCCGAGCGCCCGCGCGCTTGGCGGTCCAGTTCGTCAGCTTGTGCATCGAGGTTACTCCTTTGCTGGGTGATGAGCCGGAATGGCCGCATCGATCGCGCCCCGATCCCACCGGGGCGCGAGGGTTGCGGTCAGTAGTGGTGGCGGCTTCCGACCCAGTTGGGGTCGTCGATCATGTCTTCGAACGATGCCGCGTGATGGCCGCTCGCTTCGGGCGCCTGGTCCTCGACCAGCTTCCAAGCGATCTCCACGCCGGCAAGGTCGCCACGGACGCCGTCCGACCGTTCGCCGGTGATCATCAGCCAACCGCCGTCAACGCGATAGCCCTCGACCTTGACCGTGAGGCCGCGCCCTACCGGCACGATGCCGCCGATCGCGGGCGCTGGCCCCGACCCGCTCCAAAGGGGAAGGCCGCCGCCATTCAGCAAGCGATCGCCGTCCCATTCCGCGTGCAGGTGCGCAGGAACGGTGTCGATCACGCAGCAGCCTTGCGCGAAGTCCGCCGGGATCAGCGTCGCGGCGTTCCCGACCACGGCATAGCGGGCGAAGTAGCGGCCCTGGCGCTCGGCGTAATGGGCATGGACGTTGCCGCGATCGTCGCCGGTCAGGCATTCGCCGACGAAAAAGCCGCCAGGGACATGGAGCGGCGGCACCACCCCAAGCATGTCCTCGTACTGCTCGGCCGACACTTCGACCGGCACGGTGGCCGGGTCGTTCGCTTCGTCACGGATTGCCGCGTAATCGTTGCGGCCGAATTTGTAAGCCATGGAAGGTCTCCGTCTGTTAGGCGCCGCTCCATCGGATTGGCGGCAATGACGACAGCAGGATTTAGCTATCTGCTAAGTGCTATAAATTAGCGCAGCGCTAAATGTCAACGATGATAATTCCATGCTGCGCCAGCCAGTTGGACAAATAAACGCTCGCGCCCAGGTGCGCCCGCAGGGCGCGCCGACCGGGGCGCGATCATCAGTCAACCTTCTCTTTCCGCGCCGTCTTTTTCGCCCCGACCCATTGGCGGCGAGCAAGTTTCAGCCTCGATTTTGCCTGTCGATTTGGGTCAGGGGTGTTCCATTGGTGGCGGCGCGTTCCATGCTGTTTGGAACACGTAGGCCACTGATATCGCGTGATAATCTGCGTTGTTCCGCGTGTTCCGCGAAATGCGGCGGTCACTGGTGATGCACGCGCGCACGATCCGCGACGTAGGCGCGCGAAAACGCGGAACATATGGAACATACCTACGTGTCGCTTCGCAAAGTATTGAATTGGCGGCGATTTGTTGTTCCGTTCGCTTGTTCCATGCGGCTGATTGGAGCGGTACGAAAGGAACATCTGGCCGGGCTCTTGCGCTCGAACTTAGCAATACGCTAAGTCGCTGACCCCATGGGGCGGGGAGAACCGAGCATGCGCGCTGCTGCGCTTCGCGATCCGAATAAAATAGGGGGCGGATATGCCGCGCCCGCGCCGCAATGCCCCTTCGTCGCGGGAGGGGCGGCGATCCTGGGGGATTTTCTGGCGCGATCGGGGGCGAGCGGTGCAGCTCGGCAGCTGCAGGGTGGCGAGCTGGGCGGGCGGTTTGGCCTGGCGCTCGGGATCTCGGGCGGCGTGGAATCTCAGGCACTTAGCCGCTCGCGCGTCGCCGCCGTCGCACGGTCGGCGTCGCACGGTGCAGGCCAAGGCATTGATCTAGCGGCGAAAGAGCGGCCCTGTCGTCTAATTGCCAATTTGACGCTGGGCGGCCTGGGATCGGTCGAGGTCGGCCCCGCGGCCGCGCTGGCCGACGATCGCCACGGCCCCCCGGCTCCCCCCTTTGGCCGTCGACCCAAAACCATGAGGGTCGCGCTCGGCAGACCCAGCCCTAGCGAATTTTGCCTTGCCGTTTCGACCCGCTTCTCTTGCAAGACCGATCGAGGCGGCGAACCTTCAACCCCGCGCATGGGGTCGGGGGTTTGGGCCGCGCTGGCGCGCGATCAGCGTTCAGGCGTTCGCCTGGGCCGAAAGGGCTCCGCGCTGATCAACGGGGTCGGGGGTTGGCAACCGCTCGGTTTCCGAGGTGAGAGGGCGAATCCCGCCAAGCTGCGCGCGCTGGCGATGGGTGTCAATGGGGGGGGGCGGCGATGAGCCGGCCGTCAGACTATCCCGGCCTGGCCGAGGCGGTCGCTCGGTCGCGCGAAGTCTCGATGGCACGCCGTGCCGAGGGCATCGCCTGGGCGCGGGCATGGCGTGTCCGCAATCAACCCTATTTCGACAAGCTCTATGGGCCGGACAAGCACCATGGCTGCTGAGGCTGGCAGTCTGGAAAAGGCATTCCGCGAGGTCACCAGCGGGGCGGTGGTCGGCGTCGCGGCCGATCCGGCGCAGCTCGACTTGCTCCGCGACGAACAGGGCAAGCTCCCGGCGGACGTGTTTCGCCGGCTGCGAGCCGAGGAGCGCGGGCGCGGCCGTCCGCCCGGCGCGGGGAACCGGCGCAACAAGAAGCTCGCCCAGCTGATCTGCGAGAAGCATGGCGACCCGGTGATCTTCATGGCAAGCGTGTACGACATGCCGCTCGATCAATTGGTCGAGCTGCTGCGCATCGCCGACAATTCGCACGAGCGCGAAGAGCAGATGAATGCGCTGTCCGACCGCCTCGAAGAGCACATCAAGAAGATGGTCGATCGCGGGACGGTCGCGAGCAAGGCAGAATGGCAGCAGATCGAACGTGTCATCGACCGGCTGATCGACGTATCGAAAATGATCCAGTTCAAGCCCGGCGACCTCGCCGCCAAGGCGCTGATGATCCAGCTCGCCGCGGCGAAGGAAACCGGGCCGTACGTCCATGGCAAGCAACCGATCTCGGTCGAAGTCACCAGCAAGGCCGACATCGTCGTGTTCGCGCCGGAAATCCTCAAGCAACACGGGCTCGACCCCGATCAGGTGCAGGCGGCGATCGCCAAATACGGGCTCGAGGCTTTCGATCCCGACACGATGACGCTGCAGCTGCCGGCGCCCGAAGAAGGCGAGTTCGAGGACGTCGACAGCGGCGAGGCCGACGATGCGTGAGGATTTTTTCCATGTGCATCTCACCGATGACGACATCGCCAATTTCATCTTTGCTGGCGTGGTTGCGGCCAAGGCGAGCCAAAGCCCGCATGCCTTGGTCGCTGCGGGGGTAAAGGCTGGCCGGTCGATCGGCGTAAAGTCTCAGCTCGAACCGCTCGACGACGGCTTGCGCACCGTCATCGACGGCGCGCTAGAAATCGTTCGTAAACACGATCCGGGGATGCATGGCCTGATCCTCAATCTGGAAAGGCTCGATCGCTTCCTGCAGCGCTATGCATGTCGCGGGACCCCTGTTGAATTGGCGGTCGAATGAACGCCCTCGCGCACGATTTCGACGGCTCGGAGGGCAATTCCCGGGTCTTCACGTACAAGCCGGTCGGGCCGATCGCGCGGGCGTTCATCAATGATCAGATGTTCATTTCGTCGATCATGGGACCGTACGGCTCGGCGAAAACGACCAGCTGCTTTCAGAAGATCATCAATTGCGCGATCTGGCAGAATCCCGGCCCCGACGGGGTGCGGCGGATTCGCGTGTGCGTGATCCGCGCGACCTATGCCCAGCTGCAGACCAACGTCATGGCCGACTGGTTCGGCTGGTTCCCGAAGACGGAGAAGAACTGGAACGGCGAGCAGATGAAGCACACCGTCACGATCGACATGCCCGGCCTAGGCCGGCTGGTGATCGAGATGTTGTTTCGCGCGCTCGGCGACCTGAAAGCCGAAGAGGTTTTCAAGGGCATGGCGCTGACCCTGTTGTGGCTCAACGAAGTCGATACGCTCGACATGTCGGTGCTCAAATTCGGGTTGCCGCGCGTCGGCCGCTACCCCGCCCAAAAGGATGGCGGCTGCGCCTGGTCGGGGATCATCGCCGACTTCAACGCGCCGGACGTCGACAATTGGGTGTACGATTTCCTCGTCAACAAGGATTTCGGCGAAGACATGGCCGATCTCGTCGCCCAGCTGCGCGAGATCTACGGGCCGATGTTCGACATCAATTTCCACCGCCAGCCGGGCGGGCGCGAGGCGAACGCCGAGAATCTGGATAACTTGCCGGCCGGCTATTACGATCGCATGCTGATCGGCCTCAACGACAATGAGGTTCGGCGCTTCGTCGACAATGAATTCGGCGCGGTCAGCAACGGCCAGCCGGTCTATCCCGAATATAATGACGGCTTCCATTGCAAGACCAGCGGGCTGGCGCTGTTGCCCGGCAAGCCGATCCATATCGGGCTCGACGGCGGCAGCACGCCCGCGGCGGTGTTCGCCCAGGAAGACGATGACGGGCAAATCCGGGTGCTCGGCGAGCTGGTGGTGATGAACCCCGACGCGACCAAGCAACTCGCCAAGCTCGGTCCGACCAGCTTCGCGCGCGAGGTGCGCGCCTTCCTTAACCGCAACTGGCCGCGCGCCCGGATCGGCGACCTGTGGGGCGACCCCGCGATGTTCTATGGCGGCGATGACGAGGATCTGAGCTGGGCGATGCTGTTCGGCAAGGAATTCAAGGTCAAGGTCAAGCCGGCGCCCGCGAAGGGCAACCGGCTGACCGTGCGCCTGGAAACCGTGCGCAAGTGCCTAACGATCAATGTCGGGTCGAAGCCCGGCATCGTGATCGCCGATACCTGCCGCCATCTGCGGCGCGGATTCAACAACGGGTACGTGATCCAGCGGGTCAAGTTCTCGGACGGCAGCGGCCGCTGGAAAGACGAGCCGAACAAGAACGATTTCAGCCATGTGCACGACGCGCTGCAATACGTCGTGTGCGGGCTCAGGAAACGGGGGCAGGTCAGCGATGACCTGGACGCGCGCCACGATCGGCGCCGCGCCCGCCCCGCCAAGGTCAGTTACGGCAAGGGTTATTTCGCGGGAGGGCGATGATGGGATTCATTCCAACCTTATTGGGCGGCGTGGTCGGCGGGGCAGTCAGCCTGCTCACCGGCAAGAAGAGTTCAACTCCGGCGCCGGCCGCGCCGATCGTCCCGACGCGCAACGCGGCGCTGGACGCGGCGCGCGCCGACGACGTGCTGCGCCGTCGCCGCGGCGCGGGAGCAAACGAACTGACGGGTGGCGGCGCGGAAGCGTCGACCGGGGGCGGCAAGACGCTGCTCGGGCAGTAATCGAAAGGAGTGAATGATGGGAAATACTAAGCCAGCGGATAAGGAAACCGCGATCGAAACCACGAATAATCAGCCACTTAGTGCCGATGACGTGAAAAATATTTTGGTGGGTTTGCTGCCGGACATGCTGACGTCGGCATTGGCGCAGATGCTTCCGGCCGCGATGGCCGAAGAGTTCGAAAAATCGCCACCGCAGATCGATGCCGAACACCTCGCCGATCTTCTGCGCCAGAACCTGACCGGTGTCATCAAGGAAGTCATGCCCGACATCCTGCCCGATATGCTGGCGGCGCAGCTGCCCGGCGCGTTGGCCGACGAACGCAATGCCCAGGCGGCGGGCGCGGAAGGCGATGCGGAGGCGAAGGCCAAAGCCGATGCCGATGCGCGCGAGGCGGCCGCAGCGGTGGCGAAACAGCGGGCCGCCGAACAGGAAAAGGCCGATGCCCATGCCGCCAAGGCGGCGGCGAAACATCGCGAGGAAGCCCGCAAGGAAGCGGCGGGCGCCTATGCCGAGGCGATCACGGCGCGCGAGCTGGGCGAAGCGGCGAAGCCGGCCGATGGCGCCTGCGTCATCCGCTTTTCGGACGGCCAGACCTTCTACACCGGCATCGCGCCGATCGCGGCGACGCCCGACCGGTTCATCAGCGATGGCGGGGCAGCGGTCTATGACAAGGCGATCGCGTTCGACGCGACGGCCGCGCAGAGCAAGCTGACCGAGGCATGGCTGATCGACGGCGAGGGCGGGGCGACCCGTTGCGTGCTGGGCAGCGCGCTGATGGTCGGCGGCGGGCACGACGCGCTGATCCCCGCCAGTCACCTGCTGTTCCGCCCCGAACGGGCCCAGCCGAGCACGTAACTTCGTCCGCGCGGGCCGTCTTCGGGCGGTCCGCGCTATTTCCGGGGGTGACCAATGGCCGATGTCGACACGATCCTGCGCCGCAACGCGCGCATGGAAAGCGATCGGGCCAATTTCGAGCAGCTGTGGGGCGAAGTCGCCGACGTGCTGCTGCCGCGCCAGGCCGATTTCATCGGGTCGTCGGGATCCTACACGCAAGGCGCGCGGCGGACCGAGCGGATCTATGACGAAACCGCGATGCTGGCGCTCGACCATGGCGTGTCGGCGTTCGAGGGCGAGGTCATTCCGCAGGGCGGGCAGTGGCAGAAGCTGACCACCCGGCACCCCGAATTGCTCAAGTCGCAAGCGGTGCGGCTGTGGCTCGAACAGAAGACGGATTTGCTGTTCTCGCTGCGCAATTCGCCGTTTTCGGGGTTCGGCAACCAATCGCATGAGTCGATCGCGAGCCTGTTGGCGTTCGGCATGCAAGGCATGTGGCCCGATGTGCGGCGGTCGCCGGCCGGCAAGTCGATCGGGCTGACCTATCAGAGCCGCCATATCGGCCAGCTCTACATTCGCGAGAATGTCGCCGGGCTGGTCGACACGGTGCATCGCAAATTCCGGCTGTCGCACCGCCAGGCCTATCAGCAATGGGGAGAACAGGCGCCCGAGGCGGTGCAGAAGGGCCTGCGCGACAACCGGCCCGACGACGAAGCCGAGTATCTCCACGTCATCGAGCCCAATAGCGACTATGACGGCGAGCGGATCGACGCCAAGGGCAAGCGCATCGCCAGCTGCTATGTCGGCCTGCAGGACAAGGTCATTTTCGCCGAGGGCGGCTATCGCACGATGCCGCTGATCGTGTCGCGGTTCGAGAAATCGCCGACCGAAACCTATGGCCGCGGCCCCGGCATCAACATCCTGCCGGCAGTGAAGGCGGCGCAGGTGATGATGCGCGACCTGATCGCGGCGACCGAGCTTGAATTGCGGCCACCCCTGCTCGCGCATGACGACATGCAGGACGTGATGATCTTTTTCGAGCCCGATGGCGTGTCCTATGGCGGGCTCGACGATCGCGGCCAGCCGACCGTGCGCAAGATGCTCGAATCGCCGACGATGGAACCCGTCCTGGTGCTGCAGGAACGGACGCGGCAGATCATCGAGCGCGCCTTCTACGTCGATCTCTATCAGGTCCGGCAGGAGCAGAAGACACATATCTCGGCGACCGAGATCATGCAGCGCCAGGCCGAAAAAGGCGTGCTGCTCGCGCCGTTGCTGCGCCAGCAAGATGAGTGGTTCACGCCGATGGCCGAGCGTGAACTCGACCTGATGGCGGAAATGGGCCTGCTCGACGACATGCCGCCCGAGCTGGTCGAGGCCGGCGGCATCGTCGAGGTCGTGTACGAAAACCCGCTGGCCCGCGCGCGCAAGGCGGACGAAGCGGCGGGTTTCTTTCAGATGATCCAGGGCATTTCGCCGCTCGGCCAGGTCGACCAGTCGTGGTTGCAGGCACTCACGCGCCGCTACAATCCCGACAAGGTGATCGGCGGGCTCGCCTATATCGGCAATGTCCCGACCAGCTGGGAAAATGACGACGACGAAAAGAAACAGATCGACGAACAGCGCGACGCCCAGATCAAGATGGATACGTTGCTGAACGCTGGCGATCGGGCGGGCAATATCGCCAAGAATTTCGCCCAGGCGGGCGCGGCCGAAGCCGGGCCGGGAGGCGCGGGTGTCGCTTGACGACGATATAAGGCGGCTGCGCTTCGACGCGATGAAGGTCGCGAGCAAGGCGCGGGCCGTGGTGGCGCGCGCGATCCGGCGGTTCGTGCTGTCGAAAAGGCTGTTTCGCGATGCCAAGGGCGAGTTGACCCCCGAGGCGATCGAATGGGGCGATCTGCTCGCCAAGCGCTACCACGTGACGCGCCCCGCCTTCCATGCCGACCCGTATATCTCCGCCTATCGCGAGGGACAGCGGTCGGTCGTGCTCGACGTTCTCAACATGATGCGGCTCGACCCGGCCAAGCTCGACCGGGCGCGTCGCCAATTAGCGGAGGTAATGGACGATGACTGATGGAACGGGCGCCGGTGGCGGTGAAGGTGGCGGCGAAGGCGGCGGCGCGGGTGGCGGCGCGGCCGGCAGCGAGATGGGCGCCCCGCCTGCATGGATGGCGCAGAGCGGGATTCCCGCCGACCTGATGAGCGATGCCAACCTTGTCCGCACGCCCGACGTGCCGACGCTGGCGCGTCGTTTCGTCGAATCGCAGACCAAGATCGGCGACCTTGGCCGCCAGATGGAAGGCAAGCTGGCGATCCCCGCGGTCGATGCCGGGCCGGAAGCTTGGGCGCCGGTGTTCGACAAGCTCGGCCGGCCGAAAGACGCAACCGCGTATGAGCTGCCGACGCCGGACGGCAAGGACACGGCGATGACGACGGCATTCCGCCCGATCGCGCATCAGCTCGGCCTGTTGCCCGGTCAGGCCAAGGGCGTCGCCGAATTCTACAATGCCCAGGTGACGGCGGCGATGGACTCGCATCTGCAGAAGGGCAATGACGAGATCGCGGCGTTGAAGGCCGAGATGGGCGCGCGCTACGAACCCGCCAAGGAAGCGGCCAAGCGCGTCTATGAGAAGCTCGGCCTGCCGCCCGAATTCGCCGACGAACTCGATACCAAGGTCGGCAGCGGCGCGCTGCTCAAGGGCTTCATGCAGCTTGCCCGCCAGACCGGCGAACTCGCGCTGGTCGACGGCGACGATCCCGGCCAGTTCGGCGGCGTCGCCGACAAGAACGCCGAGGCCACGCTCGACGCCAAGATGGCGGACAAGGGCTGGCGCGAAAAGTATCTGGCCGGCGATACGGCGACGGTCGGCGAATATAACCGACTGCTCAAACAGGCGCAGAATCACGCGCAGAAGGCCTGAGCGGTTCGCGGTGCGCTAAAATTCACGTTGACAAGTTAGCGTATCGCGAAATATCAACGACCCCGGCAATGGAAGTGCTCCTGGGGGGAGAGGTGTCTTGGATGCCGCTCCCCCTTTTCGCATCCCGAGCCGTCCCGACATCCCCGCCCAGCCGGGCGGCGCCGGGTGCAGGCCGCGAAAGCAGCGGCGGGTAAGCGGCCCCGTCAACCGTCAGACCGGCGCCGGCCCAGGCCGACTTCCCCGTTCGAACCAGTCCAATTTTCAGGTTCTTACGGGGGAAATATCATGACGGTTCCCGGTACGCCGGACGCGATCGAAACGCTCCGCACCATCTCCTACACCAAGGCGGTTGGCTTCCAGCTCGCCGAAATGCCCGGTAAGCTCCGTCCGCTGACGGCGCGTATCACGGCCCTGTCCGATAAGTCGATCCAGATCGAGGATCGCTTCGACGATCTGCAGGTTTCGGAAATCGTTGGCCGTCACACCGACACGGTCCACACCGACGCCGATATCGAGCGCCGCTGGATCCACAAACCGCGGCCGCAGCGCGTATCGGTCCTGCTGAGCAAGGACGATATGGCGGCGACCGAGATCGACCCCAAGGCCCCGATCGCGCGCCAGTCGGCGGTCGCGGTGCGCCGCGCGCATGACGATCGCTGGCTGCAGGGCTTTTACGGCAACGCCTATACCGGCGAGACGGGCACCACGGCGGTGCCGTTCAAGTCGGCGAACATCATGGCGGTCAATACCGGCGAAGCCGCTCCGGCGGGCATCACGCTCAACAAGCTGATCGCGATGCAGGAAACGATGCGCCGCAACCTTGTCGATACCGAGTTGGAAAAGCCTGTCGCGGTCATCACGGCCAAGCAGATCACCGACCTGCTCAAGATCAACCAGCTGCAGAACCGCGATTACAACCCGCAGCTCGAAACCGCGCTGCAGAGCGGCCGGCCCATGGACTTCATGGGCTTCACCTGGGTGCCGTCCGAGATCGGCAATTCCCGGGCCTATCCGGTCGGATCGACCCTGTCGGTCGACGGCAGCGGGTATCGTCGGGTGCCGTTCCTCGTCTCGTCGGGAATGTACGGCAATATGTGGGAGGAGTTCTTCGCCCGCGTCACCGAGGAGTCGACCAAGGAGTTCGACTGGCAGGTCTATGCCCGCACCACGGCGGCCTTCACGCGGCTCAACGAGGACAAATGCTACCAGATGCTCTGTCTGGAAAGCTGACGGGGGCGGGG